TGGGCCGAACCAAAGGTGGATACGAAACCTACTCCAGCGCCTACTATTGATACTGGTGATGATGAGGACACAATGTCCTACTTTGAAAAGTTGGCAAAAGAGTAAGGGGAGAGGGGGGTCACGTTGACCCCCCTTTTTATATCATACCACCAGCGTTTAGAACGATGCAGCGTTTCGATTAGCATACTTAGGATTGATGATTGGACTATTACCACTTTGTCCTGTAGTGGTGACACTTGATGATTGTCTTGCATCAACAATATTAGTCTGTCCACCACTAGCACCAGCAGTTTTAAACTCTGCTTCCCTTCTAACCCTATCTTTTTCAATCAAGGTTAAGTCTGCTGCGTTAATTGCTGCGGTTATCATATTTTTCGATTGAGCACTAAAGTTTGATCCACCACCAGCACCCATCGACATAGCCTGACCTTCTAGTGACTTCAGTTCTGCTTTGGCCTTCGCAGTGTTTGCGGCGTTGTTTCTACCTTCTACATTGCCGGATGCTAAATCTTTTCTAAGTTTGGTAACTCTTTTGCGTCTTTCCAATTCTGCCTCTGCCTTTGCAAAGTCTTGTCCAGCTGCACCAAGCACTGCGATTGCCTCTGATGCCTTCATAAGTGCGGGAACCTTTTCTGACAGTTTAATGATCTTATCAATTGGACCACTACCACCAAACAAACTACCAGCAATCTTAGAGAAAGTTCCACCCCCGAAACCATCAAGTGCTTTCTTGATAGCGTCAATACCCCTTGCTGTCTCTAACATCAGGTTGCCCGGTATTGCACTCAACTCTTTAATCTGTTTAGTAGTTGCCTCAGTACCAGCAGTTTTCATACTAGTAATTTTATCAATAATATTACCAATAGAATCACCAATTGCAGTAATAACTTTTCCGATTGATTCACCAATATCCTTAATGATCACACCTAGTCCTTCGAAGACTGTTTTAACAGTCTCACCAAAGGATTCAAACATCTTACCGATTGGTTCAAATGCGGGCCGCATGATACGAATTGCTGCTGATAATGCCACAACCGCAGCGACGACAGCTAAAAGACCTACGAGAGTTGCTGGATTTGCCATTGCACCAAGTCCTGCAGCAATACCACGAAGCATCCCGCCAATCCCTTTACCAAGTCCACCGCCTTTACCACCCGCTTTTGATGCCGCTCCGACTTTAGATGCAGCGCCGCCCTTGCCAGCAGCGCCGCCACCTGGCACGCCGGGAATTCTTTTTGCTAAACCACCAATTCCACTTAACAATGCAGTCACGCCTGCCTTCAATGGACCGAATACTTTTGCCAACTTTGCTACGGCAAATAGTGCTGTAACAGCAGTTAATCCAATGACAACTGCACCGACACCACTATCGTCACCAAACAGTGCTTTGATACCTTTAAATAATCCACCATCTTCACCAAAGAATGCATTATAAAATTCTTTTAATTTTGGAATAATCGTATCGAAAATATACTTTGTCATTTTCTTGAAGGTATCACTTTGCAGAAATTTACCAAGAGCAATCACAAATGCACCAATCGCAAGAGTAGAAAGAATTGCAAGACCACCTAATTTAGCAGCCTGTAACCCCTTCTTACCCATCTCAAATAGACCACCAATTCCTGCAGCAATCTTATCTAGGCGGGAACCATTCTTTTTTGCATCTGCTCTTGCTTCTTCTCTTATTTCTTTTTTAGCAGCAGGAGATGTTGCATCTGCAAGGCGTTGTGCGTAATCTTCTTTTCGTGCCTCATAACTTAATCTTTGAAACTCTTTATTGTCCTCTGCAATCTTACCCTGCGATTCTAATTCTTCTTTAAGTGCAACCGCCTGACCAGCAGTGGATGCTGCAGCTTCTTTCGCTCTTGCTGCTAATCTTGAATCCTGATTTCGCATCTTGGCCAATTCTGAATTCATTGCCTTGCGCTCATCAGAACCCACAACAAGCGCATCTCTTGATGACATAAGTACTTCGAACTCTTTTGCTCGATCTTCTGCTGCCTTAGTTGCGGCGTCTTTATTTTGCTTTCTTAACTCAACCAGTGCAAGGGGAAGTTTAGCAATAATTTCATCATTCGTGGCCATGACTTATTCCTTATTTCTTAGGTTTGCTAAGTGCTTGTGCGCCAAAGAACGCTGCGACGATACCGGCAACTGCGATGAAATACACACCTGCCATATCACCAAGAATCTTTGCTGCTTGATCCATATTGAAGACTGTTGCAAGGACTACGATAATAGGATACATTAACATACCACCAAGTGAGTACCATGCCATTGTGCGCTGTGCATCACGCATTGCGTCTGCATCCTCAAGTTCTCGGCGTTTGAACTCAAGATACATGCTCTGTTCGTCAGGACTAACCTTACCGTCACCATTCGTATCTGCTGGATGGTAACCTGCTGCTTTAATTTCTTCTTCGCCCATTTGATTAACTCCTATTTTTTCTCTCTTGTTTTTCGTACTCCGCTTTCTCATTCTCTAGATGTTTCACTAACATGCCAACATAGATTTCTCGTTCCCAAGGTAGCATATTCTCTAATTCAGTTAAACTCCAATTATGATGTTGTATCATTCCAAAGTTTGTTTTGTAGTAATTCACTACGCTGTCATGGGACAGCCCTATTCCAAAAAACTTTCTAGTCCCTCCAATAATACCTCACCCTTCTTTTTGGTTTTAGGATTGACTACATCAATGATGTGTCTCACCTTTGGCATTGTCTCAAAGAATTTTAGAACATTCTCCATCTGCGTACTATTCATAGAATCAACAAATTCAACAATTTCATCCTGAGTCATATCAATTCTATTAATTACTTCCTCACCTGATGTAATTGTATCAACACACTCAACAACCAAAATCAATGTCTTTTCGAAGTCACTTAGTTCACCTGACATTCCTTGCAAATCTTTAAGCCTTGGATATCTAAAATGAATACTGATATCATCTGTTATTTCAATGTCCTGACTATGTTCTAAACTCATTTGAACTTGAATATCGTCAACATCAACTTCGACTTCGACTTGTGTTTCATTGTCATCTGGACAAATAACATTCAAGGTTATCTTAGAACCAACAGACTTTGCTCTTAACTGTAAGAATACATACTCAATATCAAACATAGGACTTAGGTTTGCATCTACAGAACCAAATGTACATCCAGATACTAATTTACCCACAGCAGAAGCAATCTGAGATTCTTCACCAGATTCTTGAGCAACCATCAAAATCTTTTGCTCTTTGACCAAGAATGGTCTAAATTTAATTTTCTCCTGTGTTGATGGTAATGTTAGTGTGTACTCAGAAGTTTGTAGTTTTGGTAACGCCATAATATTTCATCCTTTATCATAATCTGCTTAACCGAGTCTGCTTAACACCTTCGGTATGTTCGCATTAATTGATCTTTCTGCACCTGTAATTACTGTATCAAGAACCTTCTCCATAAGGTTGGGTGGTTGGTTTGTAATGTCAAGTGTCTCCCAATATCTATACTGCATGGTAATAGGTATCTTTACAATTTCACCTGCTGGACCCGCATCAAAGCTTGATGGACCAATCTCTTTTGGGAAGCACTCTCTAAGTCTAATCCCGTATCGTCTTGCATCTTGCACATCTAGAACATACAGATCAATGTCCCTGATGTAATCTTTATAATACTTGACATTCCATGTTCCCCTGTCCCAAGCCTCTTCTTGCCAAGATTCAAAGAACACTCTTTCCTCTAGGTCACTACTTGCTTGAAATGTCATAGAAATATCACCAGCAAAAGTTATACCATCAACGATTTCTGGTGCAATACCATACATGTTGCTGTCTACTGATGTATTGAGCGCTCTACCGGGCAAGTCAATAGCTTCACAACGCATAGAAACCTTTCGAGCATCTCCCGCACCGGGAGATGTGATAATAACCTCATACCGACTTGGAAGTGCATATCCATTTTCACTATGAAACTCTGACAGGAAATTGTTGAGTACTCCAAATGCGGTTGATTCTACAAAACTTGCAAGCGTTGCCATTAGATCATTGCCCTCGATTCTTTCCACACTACTGACGCATCTGCCTTCTTAAACCTCTGCACAGGTAGTAGAGTTGCAATCGTAAATTCGTCTGCATCAATCCTACGAAACTGTGACTTGGTTTGTCCAGCAAGGTATTTGTGTATGGTTGGTTTAATAAGTCGAACTCCCTTTAACTTCTGGTAGTCAACAATAAGTCTTGTCGTATAATCAAATTCAGTATTGTTAGAGAAATCTACTAAACGGTCAAGTAACTTGATCCTCAGTGGAATAGGTAGGTAGTGAAAATTGATACCAAGAAACCCGTCTGAATATGTCTCTAGTGGCAATACCAGTGGAAACGTGTCATAGTAGGGTAGGGTCTTCTTGAACTTTGGGTCATACATGAACATGTTCAATTTACCATAGAACGGCTTGTTGTTCCTCTTACCATCCCGTAAGAGGTCAAGTGTGGTTGGTGTGCCCAATTCTTTGATCTTTTCTCTATACCATGCAGTTGACTTAGGGCGACCCTTTGCCTCATCCTTAACTGCTTGCATGTATTTACTAATTGCCATATACCTATTTATACGAAATCCCTAGATGATCTTCAGTTAAAATCTTAAACTCCATGCCATTATCTGCACACCATTCTGTTGCATATCTCCACTTAGCATCATTCACACCATAGGTTATAACCTCATTCATCCATCGTCTGGTGCGCCTCTTAGGTTCCTTGGGTGGTCTGCACTGCACCTTGGGTTTCACCTCTATGATCATCTTCTTAATCGCACCATCAGCCTGTTTGACTTTAATGTAGAAATCTGGGAAGTATCTGTGCATACGTCCATCCTTGGGTGATAAATAGGGTATAATGATCTCTTCACTACCCCATTCAATTATGGATGCGCTGTTGTCACAGTATACCATAAACTTACGTTCCCAGAGAGAACGATAAACTATGTTCTGTGGATTGCCCTTATATTTTTTGGGCTTGGTTGGTGTGTATCGACCTTTATATGACATGTGTTATAAATAGTTTCATAAAGTGTATAAGGATATTTAGACATGGCATTAAGAGACGCTTTCGTAAACATTGCAAAAAACGCTGCAGCCAGCACAGCACAGAAAATGGTCAGTGGAGCTGCTAGTAGTCTAAGATCAGGGTTGGGTAGTTCATCTGCCAGTTCTGCGTCTAGTCCTCTACAAACCAATTTTGCTCCAAAAGAAACACTGCTTCTATATCCATCTGATGTTGGTACTAACATGCACCAAGCAAGTTATATCCTATTTGCTCGTCATTCTGTGTCGGGTGCAAAGGTGAGACCACCAAAGACACCACCAAAAGTTGCAGATGTTACGAGAGAAGAGGCAACAGAATTTGGCAAGTCAACTATTACAGACCCGGTTGCTACTAGAAAGAAACAACAAGAATCTGATAAAAATTTTTATGCCAAAGAAGAAGACAAAGCAGGAAATGTAGCAGGTAGAGGTGGCGCTGGTAAAGGTGGCAAAAGTACATCACTACTATTGCAACGCAGGAATATTCAAAAAACTGGAACCGCTATCGGATTGTATATGCCCCCAGCTGTCAATGTCAGTTACAATATGGATTACAATGAGGGTGAAATTGGTGTGATGGGTGAAGCACTCTATGGATTGTTTAAGGATTATCAAGACGGAAAACTCAGCATGGATTCCATTAATAATGCAGCTGGTACGGTAGGAACAGGTCTTGAGAAAATGGGTGTGGGTATGATTGACAAAGTTATTCCCGGCGCAAAGGATTTGTATGCAATTGAACAGGGTGCAATTATTACCCCCAGAACAGAGATGATGTTTAGAGGCACAGGTAGAAGGTCATTTTCCTTTTCTTTCACATTCATTCCAAAGAGTGCTGAAGAAACACAAATAGTCCATAAAATTATAAAAGAATTTAAAATTGGCATGTCCCCCACATTTAAAACTTCGGGTAGCACAAGAGAGATGACCATTCCTGATGTATTCTCAATTCAATACATGCACATAAATGGGCCAAATAATTATATCAATAAGATTGGTAAATGTTATCTAAAGACAATGGATGTATCGTATGGTGGCGATAAATTTGTAACATATAATGCTGACGACGAAGGTGCGCCACCACAGAAAACAACCATTAGCCTATCCTTTCAAGAACTGGAAATCATGGATAGAACTCTTGTAGAGGCTGGGTACTAAGATGTATTTTTCTCTATTTCCTACGATTTTCTACGACGCTGTTGGTAACAGTGACCCCAAGATAGTAACGCATCTACTCAAACGTGTTGCATTACATAGTAAGGCAAGTGAATCCGTAGCTCTATTTGACACCTATGATGTTAGGAATGGTGAGACACCAGAGATGATTGCACACAAATATTATGATGATGCAGAGTATCATTGGGTGATCCTGTTGGTCAATAACATCACAGACAGGTATCACCAGTGGCCAATGAACACTCGGCAGTTTCTTGCACACCTTGCTGAGAGGTATGACAATGTAGATGCAGTGCATCACTACGAGATCAATCAGGTATCGGGTGATACCAGTGTCAAAATTAATATCGGTATTACCAACATAGATATTGACGGCAACACTATCGCAGATGCAACACTGATAACAAATAGAGAATACGAAGAAGAAAAGCAGGACGTACTCAGGAAGATACGATTGTTAGACCCAGAATATTTGGAGCAGTTTGTAGAGGAATTTGAGAGATTGGTTTCTGAGACAGAGGATTAATTGAGTGGCACAGAATGAACTTAGAAGCGGTGGTGAGTTTAACATTATCCAATGTGATTTGGTCTTGACTACTGGAAAGGTAGTTGGACTCAAAGCGTCTATTATGGGACTCAGTATATTTGAGGGAATAGACCAACTTACCGTAACAGGGACTATAACAATCCAAGATGCTTTCAACCTAGCATCCTTTGGTCCTATCATTGGACAAGAATACCTTAGACTCAAAATTGCAACACCAAATTTAAAGGGTGGTGAAAATACAATTGACTACTCATCAAACCCCTTCGTGATTACAAGTGTCGATGATAGGGTTGACATTGGTAATGGTGT